ACACAGTAAATTGTACAAGATATACGTTGAATATGCAAAGCAGTTTGATTAGGAATTCAAAGGACGTTCGCCAAACGATAGACTTTACTGGCGTACAGAACGGAAATATGCACCCCTCAGATATTGACGCTGTATTTGAGTTCAATAATGAGGTGCTTATCCTTATGGAAGTAAAGAGGGTTGGCAACAAGATTCCAGTTGGTCAGAGGTTATTGCTTGAGAGAATATGCGACTCTTGGCATACACAGAAGTCTTGTGTATTGAAAGTGGAACACGATTGCTATGACAACACGATAGACATACCTCTTGACAAGTGTGTTGTTACTCGGGTTTACACCAATAACACTTGGTACGAAATTGAAAACAAACCTGAACTTATTAGTTACTTAAATAGGATAGGACGGAAATGGAACTGTTCTAAATGTAGATTCTAATGCCACTACTTAGACCAAAGAAGTACGAGAAGAACAAAGACTTCATTCAGCGTTGCATGGGTAACGCTAAGATGGGCGAGGAATTTCCTGATAGAGAACAAAGATATGGCGTTTGCCAGACTATCTGGAAAGACCAGTTCGACCCAAAAAAGTAATCCACAATTTGTGAATTAAATTTATTTGTCTTATATTTGTATCATCAAATTGATACAGATGAAAGCAAAGACAATTATCACCAAACCATTTAACACAGTAAGAGCAGCGATTGCACTAATAGTACTCGTACTATTCTTTTGCATAGAGTCGGTGTTACTTGCTGTTTACTATTTGGTAGAAACCCCACTTCGATTGATACTTAACAAACTTGAGGCAATAATTAAATACATAACTAAATACATAAAGTAATGGGAAAATCAAGTGAAATGTTTATCAGGAACAGAGAAGAAACGGCAGAGGACTTCGATTGGATTGAAGTCGCCGAGAAGGATTACTACTCTAAGAAGTATCACGATGATACTGCAAGAGAGGTGCTGAACTCACTATTTGAAGGGTTCTATCACCAGTACAACGCCATAAGTAAGATTAACTCTAAAAAGATATAATCATGGAATACGATGACTGGCTCGTATATAGAGAGCATGAATATAGAGAAGAAGAATTTGAGTGTCCTGAATGTGGCGCACCAGTAAATGAAGAAGGTAAATATTGTTCTAACTCATGTTGGAACGCATTATGGATATAGATATGAACGAAATAGTAAGTAATTGTTGCGATGCGCCACCACTTTGGAACAGCGACTTGTGTTCAATGTGTAAGGAACACGCAGAATTTATTGATATAGATGATATAAGCGATTTATTATGAAAGATAATATGATAATGACTTTAGATGGGCGATTTTGGGAGAAAGATATGCTCATAAAAGAAATGTACGATGACCACTTCTACTACTCTTATTTGGGTCAGTATTCCCTTAGTAGTAGTTCTGTAAAGAAACTTTTGGATTCTCCAAAGGCTTACATTAAATCATTAAGACAAAGCGACAATAGCCCAGCACTAATCGCTGGGCGACTTGTCCACCTATCTGTCTTAGAGCCTGAGAAGTTTCAGGAGTTGAACTTTGTAGATGTGCAGAGTAGAAATACAAAGAAGTTTAAAGAGGCGGTTCAACAGAATCCTGAGACGTTCACAATGAAAGAATATAACTCCGCCATGTATTTAGCTGACGCTTTGCATAACAACAAGTACGCTATGGATTTGCTTAGTGGAATGGACAAGGAAGTACCAATGGTTGGTAACTTGTTTGACAAACCATTTAGAGGCAAAGCCGATGCGATTGGTAACGGAAGAATCGTTGATTTGAAAACTTGTGCCGACCTAAGTAAATTCAAATGGAACGCTAAAGACTTCAAATATATGTGTCAAGTGTATATATACTGCAACTTGTTTGGCATAGACTACAAAGACTTTTATTTCCTTGTAATAGACAAAGAGAAAAACGACATTGGAATCTTTGATGTGTCGGAAAGTTTTTATAACTTAGGCGAAAGTTTAGTTGAACAAGCGGTTGAGAATTATGTAAAATACATTCAGAATGGAAGGAATGAATTGCATAATTACATCATCAGAGATACATTGTGAGTGTAGAAGAAAAATATCACGATTTAATAGAAGAATACAAAAACGATATTCTGTTGTCCTTGCGCCTTGGAGTGCTTCAAGTGAATGAGTTAAAATATTTGCTTGAACACTTCAAGAGTGAAGAAAACTACGAAGGCTGTCAAGGACTGGCTAACGCTTATGCAGAATTTAAAGACGAATTAGATGGATATTGATTTTAAGTTTTTAGTTAAAGTAACCAAAAAGTATTGTGGTTTAAACCCACTAAAGAAAACAAGAAAGAGAGAGTTTGTTGAGGCGAGGTCTATAATGTACATGATTCTCAGGAAAGTTCACGGATGTACATATACTAACATCGCAAATATGTTTAAGCGAAACCACGCAACGATTTTACACTCCATTGAAAGTTTTGACTATATATACAAGACGGATGTTAAATTCAGAGAGAAATACGACTCAATATTGTCCGCGTATGTAAAACTTGTTTTAAACGATGCTGAGGTTGATAGTGTTTACGCTGAGGTAGAGATGTTAAAGAGAGAGATTGACAGATATAGGGATAAGCTAATCCGTATTGATGAATTCAATGATATGATAAACGAACTACCAAAGCATAAGATTGACGACATTAAGAAGAAGTTAGACATAATGATTCAAGTCGCCAAAAAAGATATACAGCCTCGTAATCAACAGGCGGAAATAATACAAGCAAACGTAATAGCTGGAGTATGACAGAAGAACAACTAATTGGACTTGGATTTGAGCGTGTAGATGTTTCTCCTGAGGAAAGCGGAGAAAACGCATACCATTACTACACCTATGAACTTGTCAATGGATTTGGTCTTATTACGCCAGCCAATGATGAATTAGAAAACAATAAATGGTTTGTTGAGTTCTTTGACTTTCCTGATTTGAAAATAAAAGAGTATGACAAGCTGTTAACACTTATTAACTTAATAAAGCAAGCAAATGAAGTTTAGAATAATAAGAAACGTAACATCGTTTTTTTTATTGCCAACAATAACTATAAGTTTCGATAAGACTTGGAGTGGGCATTACGAAATAGCCTTCGTGTGGTTTAATTGGTACTTATGTTTAGAGTGGGGTCATGAAAATTAGAACTGGAACATACCATAGTCAGGTTGGGTTTGGCATTCACTACATTTGCCCAAACAACGTGAAATACTTTGTGATTGATTTAGGTATTCACTATATTGAATTTATAATTAGAGATTATGAAACCTAAGAAATACACACAGATGCAGAGAATCGCCCAGCTTGAGAAGGCGGTAACCAATCTCTATATAATGATTCAAGCGGTCATTGACAAACTCCCTGAGGAAAACAAAGAGGAGTAAATCTGTTACTTTAAATAAAGGGAATCAATGTCCGAAGAACAAAAGTTTGAGAAACAGGGTGTTATAAGCGCAAAAACGCAAAAGTGGTTAGCCGAGAAGAAGCGAAAAGAAGCTGAGGCTAAACAAGCGCCCAAAGAACAACCCAAAGAAAACAAGCCAACATTTGTAAAAGAACCTCACCAAAAGTATTCCGATGGGCGCAGAAACAATGGCGCAGTCAAAGGAATATCAAGAGGGCAAGGTCGTAAACCAAAAGCGAAGGAAGAAGAAATAAAGAACTTTGCACTTGGTTCAATGAAACGAGCCTTTGGTAGTGAGAAGAAAGCGTGGGAAGCACTTGCACACATGAGCAAAGATTCATTCCCTCACTTGCGCCTATTATGGGAATACAAGTATGGTAAACCGAAAGAGCAAAAGGATTTGAACGTAAAGCAAGAGATTAACATTCCTGTTGTATAGTTCCTAAACCCTGAGCAGACTATTGATATTGAAGCTGAAATAAAAAACGATGGCGAAGAAAAAGATACAAAATAGATATTCGCCCTTTGCAAAGGGATTGAAGAAAGAGGACTTCGACTGCATCGACTACGACCTAAAAGGTGAGCGATGTAAAGAACAATGTGCCTTTTGTAGTGTTCAATGAAAAAAGTAAATCTAAATCCAAAGTACCATAGTCTATTCAATTCGCCAAGTAGATACCATATATGTACTGGTGGGCGAGGTAGCGGTAAATCGTTTGCAGTAAACACATTCCTTGTACTTCTCACATACGAGCAAGGACACAAAATACTTTTTACACGATACACAATGACTTCGGCAAGTATGTCGATTATACCTGAGTTCTTAGAGAAATTGGAACTTATGGGTATTGGCGAACATTTCACCGTAACCAAAACAGAAATCATAAACAACTTAACTGGTAGTAGTATATTCTTTAGTGGTATCAAGACTGCAAGTGGCGACCAAACAGCAAAGCTAAAGTCTATTCAAGGTGTAACTACTTTTGTTCTTGATGAGGCGGAAGAACTTACAGACGAAGAATCATTCGATAAGATTGACTACTCAGTTAGGGCGACTGGTAAACAGAATAGGTGTATCTTAATTCTAAACCCTACTACAAAAGAGCATTGGATATATCAGAGGTTCTTCCAAAACAGAGGGATTGCCGATGGGTTCTTAGGCGATAGCGAAAACATAAACTACATTCATACAACTTACCTTGACAACAAGGCGCACTTATCTGAATCCTTTGTCGCCCAAGTAGAAGATATGAGAGAACGCAGACCAGACAAGTATAAGCACCAGATACTCGGTGGGTGGCTCGATAGAGCAGAGGGCGTTGTATTTACCCATTGGCGCATTGGTGAGTTCGATGAAGAACAGGACACAATCTTTGGTCTTGACTTTGGTTTCTCAACAGACCCCTCAGTTCTTA